ATCCTTTATCCGATAATGAAATCTTGTAGTGATTTTTAGCATCATCTTCGGATAGAAATGGTACAGGTTTTTCTACTGTAATTCTTTTTACTTTTCCATCTTCATCTTTCTCAACCTTACCTTTGTCATCTTTCTTATCTTCTTCTACTATAATTACAAATTTTTTATCTGTGGCATTCCATTTTTTAGCCATAGGTTCCCATTTATCAAAACGACAAAATCTATCTCCTATTGTGTAAAGAAATTTATTTCTTCGGGCATACTCTTGTAAATCATAGGAAAGCTCTTTTACAAATGGAACTTTTTCATGATACTTTTTAAATATTTCATTCGCTTCCGAATAATCAAGACTAAGCTGCTGAGCTAATTTGTTTTTACCCATTCCATAAAATAAACCTAGGTTAATTGTTTTAGCCATGGGCCGTGGTATTTGAGCCATGTCTGCTACAATTTTGTGAAAATCTGCGTCAGGATCTTCGTCATAGGATTTAACTAAATCTTCCGTGCCACTTTTTTTTAATTTAACAGCATAGTGAACAACAATTCTTGGTTCTTGCTGTGAGTAGTCAAACGACCCCCAAGAACATCCTTCTTCTGGAATAAATAATGCTCGCATGTTTTTACCAATAAATCCTTTAGCTGGAATTTGTTGTAAATTTGGGTTGGACATTGAAAACCTTCCAGTAACCGTTCCTCCAATAGTCCCTCCTTTGTCTCCTCTAATTTGATTAATGTCTGCATGAATTCTTCCATTATGAACAAATTTTAAAAGACCTTCAACAAAAGTACCTTTTGCTTTATCAAATTCTCTAGCTTTAGCTATTAGTCTTATAAAATGATTTTTATGAGTTTTTAAATAATCCTTAGGCAGTTGCGGTAATTTAGATTTAGGAGTTACTTTGTAGTCTTTTATTTTTAATTTTTCTAAAAGTTTTTTAATAGAAGATGCTGCCCAAATCTCAATTTTAACTCCTGTTCTTCTTTCAATATAATCAATTATATGAATTTTTGATTTATTTAATCTTTCTCCAAATTTCTTAGCTGCATCAACATCAATTCGAACTCCCTTAAACCTCATATTAACAAGACATGGAAATAATTCCGTTTCTAAATCAAAAATAGATCTTAAAGTTTTAATTTTTTCATTGTCTGTTCCGACCTCTACTTTTTCTTCTTGATCTATTTTTTCTTCAAAAAGTTTCCAAAGTTTTAAAGTTAGATTAACGTCTTGTTCTGCATAATCTTTTACTGTGGCATAGTCTAATTTGTCCATATTAGTCATAGGATCTTTAATGGTTCCTTGAGAATAAGTTAAAGTTTTTTCTGTAAGGCCCCATTTATATTTATCTTGTCCACTAAGATAATCCTTACTCAGAGCACCCAAGGAATACTTCATTCTGTTTTCATCAATAACTGAAGCAGCAATCATTGTATCGAGCAATGGTCCCTGAGGCATGAGTCCTGATTCTGCTCGAATCCAACAGACATCATACATTGCATTGTGAAATACTTTTTTAATTTTTGAATTCTGAAATAATTTCTCATTAAGATAAGGCCACGCATCTTCAGGTTTAATATTATCAGTATGTGCGTGACGAATAGGGAAATAATAAGTGTCTTTGCCAGTAGCTATTGCGATGCCACATACAAAACCATTACCTCGTATGGCTCCTGACCCTTGATCTTTTAAACCGGGATCGTAAGTCTCTAAATCGACTGCAACAGTATCAATACCTTCTAAATCAAGATCAATTAACTTTGGTGGAACACACATTAATTATGAGGACGTCCTTTCTTCCACTTTTTATAACCATCAACCCAGTCTTTGCCTGAAGTCTCTGGTGGTTTAATCATTCCCCAAGAATTTTTTGGAGGGTAAGTTCTTTCTGCTTCTTCTTTAGTAATACCCGCATTTCGGTATTCCTCTTCTTCTGTCATCGGTATTAATTTGTAATCTCTTTCAATTATCATTTCAATGAAGTGAACAGCTTTTTCTAAATCTTCCTTTCCGTTTTTGTATCTGTGTCTACAGATATATTTAATAACATTACCTTCTGGAAAAAGCAATTCGTTCTCAATTACAAACTTACTTGGCTGAATCTTCATCTTACGGTAGTGTGTTCCACCGATTTGTTTATCGTATGCACTCATGTTATTCTCCTATCATTGTTTGTTCTTTTCGTTCATATTTTCCTAATTCTTTTGCTCCGGTCTGTGGTTTTAAAACCCATGCATCATGTATGCCTCGACTAAACATTGTGTATAATAATCTAAGGGAGGCAAATTTAAATTCTGGTCTGTATGTTGATAAGTCTCCAATCACATTATCAAAAGTTGTTCCTTTGACCTTGTGTATATTTCCATATTTAATTCTAATGTCCCCATTAGGATCAAAGCCTTTTTTTATAACTTTTTTTATATAAATCATTCTATTGTCATGATCTGGTTGTTTTGTTATGAGAAGGTCAAACTCTTTACCTACTCCAGGTTTAAAGATGCCAGATGTTATTAAATCATCGTAACTATAATCTTTCTTAGGCCAGTTCTCGAATTTATATTCTCCTTTTTTATGCATCACAGCTTTTCTTCCTAAATAATAATGAAAGTCTTTTATTTGAGTTAAACTTTTAGGTTCTCCGTCTATAAATTTAGGCCATTCAAAATGGCATCTTAATTCTTTTTTTGAAACATGAGCACTGTTATCTACATGAGCATATTCAAAACCATATTTTTTTAAAAACTTAGTTACACGTATGTCGCTAGGATAGCCTCTAAAAGAAAATATAAAACTTTGTTTAGTATTTCTCATTTTATCTATAAGAATGTCTAAAGCTTTTGATGGTTCAAAATCTGTTAAAGGGTATATGGTTCCTTCTATAGTATCTCCCTCTTTACATCCTTCTGGTATTTCGTGATATTTTTTATTATACACGGCCGGTAACCACTTTCTTCCGCCTCCTTCATATTTAAAATGTTTCCATACAGGGTCTATAATTCTTTTACAAAGTTCGTTAATGGCACGCCCACATCTAAGCCCCTGTTCTAGTTCAAGAAAAGGTTTGGCAGCTTTCTCATGAAACCATTTAGCGTCTGACCCGGCATACTCATGAATTGTTTGGTCAGGATCTCCAACTAAATAAAAATGGTCATCTTTTACATTCTTAGCTATTTTTTTAATGGCTCTGAGTTGAGGAACATTACAGTCTTGAGCCTCATCAACAATTAAAACTTCAACATCAGATTCTTTAGTTAAAGAATTAAATTCATCAACCATGTCCGCATAATCTTGTAGTCTATTTTCCTTATCATTTTTATACTCGGTATACGCTCTGTTTAAGTTATACACATCTTGAAGATTATAATTTGCTTTAAGTAATTTTTTTTTATCTGTATGTGGATGGTTCCAGTGCTCTTCTAACTCTCTTTTGTGACCTCGAGCTTCTTTAATAAACCTAAGAACAGGATGTTTTTCTACATCTCTTTCGTTACTTTGCCGAAACCCTTTTCCATTCTTAGTCATACATAAACCTTTTAAATCTTCGTTTTCAAACAAGGTTTTGTTTCCCATAAGTTTATTCTTACAATAACTGTGAATTGTGCTTATACGGCCCTTAAAAAATTTTCTTCTATATCCTTTTTCTTTTACTTCTTTAAGGTCTAGTATCGCGTCTAAGATTTGGTCAACTGCTACGTTTGTGTGAGAAAGTAAAATTATTTTTTCTGGAGTGTACTTAGAAAAACATTCTTCATATTTTTTAACTAACCACGTATGGGTTTTCCCTGTTCCTGGTGGTCCAACGATAAATCTAGCTTCCATCTGTTACCTTTTCTTTGGTTTCTTCATATTCTCCATCAATAACAAGATCTTCTTTTGCTAGATCATAGTTTTCTATTCTCCAAGATACACAAGACTTATTTTTAACTTTTCCACGATATTTTTTAGCTTTTAATATTTTTTGTATATTCATAACAAGATCTACTCTTTTGTAGTTTACTCGTTTTTCTACCAAAAAATCTTCAAAGGCACCTAAATTAAATTCTAAAGATTTTTTTGTTATATCAAAATGAGGGCGTTTATATTGAAGTAAATTAATTTTATCTGTGAACGCTGATTGATTTTTAATATATTGAGAAAAGTATTTTATAAAAACAAGGTCTTCATTAGAATCTTCGTCGTAGTTTTTTGATTGAGTTCTATTTTCATATTTCTTTCTCATAATTGTTTCAAAATCTGTAGGTTTCATTTTTGGAATCCAAACTGATGCCTGTATAATGACTGCATCATAAAATGCTTTTTGATTCATGAGAGTTGGTCCATCTACTCTAATTTCTTTTTCTTTTAGAACACCCTCAACAAACGCATTTATTTTGACTATATATCTATCATGACCGTACTCAATAATATCCCCGACAGCTTCTTGTGCAATTTCACCACCTGCTGCATATTCTACTCCAACCCAGCTAAATAATTCTGCAATAGTTCTTTTAGAGCAACCAATAATTTCAGCAAGTTTTGGCATGCCAAGTTTTCTATTTGCTCTTTGACCACTAGAACCTTTTAAATTTCTTTTTTCTGCTTCACTATCATTTGACGCTACTGCAATATTATATACAAAAGTATTAATTTCATCTTCTTCCCAATTAGTATGCTTTAATAGTACACCTGCAATTGCAGTACAGTAGCTGTCTCTTTGACCCTCTGGCGCATAAAGAATGCATAATGCAGTAGAAAGAGCTACTTTTCTTAAATCAGCGTTTAAGTCTCCTGAGTATTCCTTAAAACCACAAAATTTTTCCCACTTTACAGTTTCAGGAGCCTTACTATGTAGTGATTCAGGAACTATAGTATAATGAACTCCTGTTCTTACTTCACAAAGTGTATTTCCGTGTGGTAAATTTTTACAATAACTTTTTAATTCTGATGGTAGTATAAATTGTTTAAAATCTAAACTACCCTTCCAGATATAATGACTTGAAGGGTTGCCATTTCGACCAAATATACTGTACGGAGGTTTTACATAAGTTTCTATAAATCTTTTTACAAGTTCATTATCAACATCAAAATCAATATCCTGATCTAGTTTTAAAGCAATTTCACAATGCGAGTATTTATTTTTCCACTCTTCTTTCGAAATTTTAAATCCTGGACTTTTCCATTTAGCTATGGTTATACCTTTAATACAGGGTATTATAATTCTACCTAGATTTATCCAATCTTCATAATTAACCGGAGGCTTACTTTCATTAAATTCAATATTCATACTTTATACATACCTTTATTAAAGGCCAGCTTCGCCGCTGGGTCTCCACTGGCCCTTACTTCCGATAAGGAAGTTTACAAATCTAATGAAGCTTTTTTAATTTCTTCTTCACCGTGTTTAACTTTCACTAAACCTTTGCTATTTTTTTCAGCAAAATTTTTAGCAATTGCATAAACACCTGTGTCTGTAATTGGACCAACTTTAGATACACCCCATCCAAACCATGTTCCTTTGTCATTAGACATCTGAACAGTTTTTAGATTATAAATGTGGCTATATGTTGGAGGTGTGAACAAGCCATTTTTACCTTTTAGCTTTATTCCCAGCATCAATGAGTTCCAGGTCTTACTCACTTTTAATTGAGTAGCTCTCATAGATATTAATGCCGTAGACGGAGTATCCCCTAAAAGGATCACAAAGTGATTCGCAGTATTTTCCAGATAATTACCGTTAGGCAACCTATCCTTCCAATTTTGGTCGCGAGTCGTTGTATTTATGATGTCGCTATCTGCTTTATGAATTGCTACAGGAGCACCGGTGCTAGTGGCACCTCTGTCTTGCCATTCAACATACTGTCTTTCATAATGGACAGGTACAACCTCTATACCTTTTTTTCCATCATAAATTTCTTTTGTTACGCTATTTACAATCATT